TGGGCGAAGGATGACCGAGGCAGTACTGTGGTGACCTCTCAATATGGAAACGGCAACACAGAACCTTCAGACTGGACTGCACTTGCAGCAGGCGACGAGATTGCGTTTAATGGTATTGACGGAGCGTTATCTCAATCGACCTCTTCAATTGAGAAGGTTTGTAATGGTTTACGAAACCGACTTTGGGATATCAAGTTCAACAATACAACAGAGTTGAACTCCACAATTTATTTTTGTCGTGTGAACCACAACGATTTTAATTATAGCTCTAACCCGACTTACCTTGGAGAGAACGATCCAACAACAGGTATCTCCACAGGAAACAACAGTAAGATTCGTGTAAAGCGTAGTACGCTAGATGCACCAGTTTCATATATCACCACGGTAGGGCTCTACTCTGCGGATAACGAATTACTGGCAGTAGCGAAGCTCTCTGAACCTCTTAAGAAAGATCCTACGAACGAAATGATCTTGCGAGTACGGTTGGACTATTAAGATGTCAAGGAGGCGATCGGGATGCCATATTACGAGTTTAGTCAAAACGACATTTTTCGTAATGAGATAGAGACTCATCCAAAGTGCGAGTTTCATTTTCATAATGGCGTAACTTATTACAATCGAACTCAGGCACAACTTGGCGAGCAAGATTCTAAGTCAGAAAACGTCACTCACGTTCCTTCTGGACACTTAAGTCTCCACGAATTGAATGTAGACAGAAAGCTGTCTGAGCACACATACGACGCAGAGACCGATACAGGTCAACAAACGATGATCTACCCTTTTATTACTAAGGGCGGCTCACTAACATCCTTTAAGACTGTATCAACATCAGACTTTCAATCGTTTGGCTACGGTACCATCATGTCCAGCAGCTACCCAATGTCTGCAACGGTGAACTCTGATTATTATTATGACTTTTACCAAGCACCTGACCTTGCAGATACAAAAAGAAGGCATATCACCTCGTTAAAAAATACTTTAAATAGCTATCGTCACTTGAGCAAACATTACGATTATTCTAGATATGAAAAGTCTGAGGTTAAAGTTGTGAGCATTCCTTCTATTTTTTACGGTTCCTCGGTACAGAAGGGAACAGTAGAGTTAAAGGTCTATCACCAAGGAAAGCTGTTTGCAAGACTCCAAGATATTAATAAAAATGGAGAACTCGTTCAGACATTTCCGGAGACATACGAGACATGCAGCCCTCAACCCCACCCTGATTACGGCAAGGTTGCAGGCGTGGTTTTGTACAACGAGGGGTTTATCTTGCTGAATGGTCTTTGGTCGATGAAGTCTCCGTATTACGAACAAAGTTCGTCCGGTTATTTTAGAATTTGCCCGTCTTGTGAAGAGGGTTCAACCAAACCGGTAGGCTCTGGGGCTCCTTATAACCCAACCCCGATGTGGATGAAGTGGGTCTTTTTTGCGTCGCTGGGTGATGAGTTGGATAAAACCTGCAACATCGCAGCGGGCTTGGACCTTGCAGACCCAAGCGTTACTTTGAACCCCGACTGGTCGTGGGGTCTTTCTTTTGCGGGTACAAATTATATTCCAACATTGACAATGTTAGCTCATGCCCCAAAAGGCGAACTCAACCATTCAAACAATCCGACTTTTCTTGAACACGGTCAGGAAACTAAAACTAGAATCACGGATACTGAATATATCGAAAAAAATAATTTAGAGATTAACAATACTGTAAAAGCACCGTATAATAATCCTGAAGGAAATTTTCGTAAACAGACGTGGATCTCAAAAATTGGAATCTACGATGATGAAAAAAATCTTATTGGCATTGTCAAACTGGCAACGCCGATTAGAAAAACAGAAGAGCGAGAGTTGACTTTTAAACTAAAACTGGATTTTTAATGTTATTAGGACTAGACATCTCTACATCAATTACTGGCGCAACGGTAATTGACGAGGGTGGCGAGATTTTGTTTTGCAAATCATGGGACACCCGAAATAAAAAAAAATTCCCCTCACTTTACCACAAAGCTTTATTTGTAAAAAATAATCTTTTTGAGCTTGACAAACAGTTCGATATAGGTTATATTTATATAGAACAATCACTACAGAGCTTTAGGAGCGGTTTTTCGTCTGCGAAGACACTATCAACACTATCACGTTTTAACGGCATTGTATCTTGGTTATGCTACGATATCTTTGAAATTGAGCCTGAAATGTTGGCAGCGACTTCTGCAAGAAAAGCAGCCGGGGTAACGATAAAGAGAGGCGAGAATGCAAAAGAAAAAGTTTTACAATTTTTACTTGACACCGAACCCAACTTTGTGATAGAGTATACTAAACATGGTAATCCCATAGCGGGAACATACGATCGTGCGGACAGCTTAATTATTGCAAGGGCGGGTGCTAGTGTCAGATTCAAAAAAGAAACTTAGAATCTTAAGAGAAATATTGGGAGAGCCCATTCGGGTTGGCAAGGAACATCTGTTTCAATGCCCGAAGTGCAACCACCATAAAAAGAAGCTTTCCGTGAACCTGAACAAGGATAAGTTTAAGTGTTGGGTCTGTGAATATAGCGGCTCAACCGTATACCGTCTTGTACGTCGCCTCGGTAGCTTTAAGCAACAAAACGAGTGGCAACAATTCTTGGATGAGCGTCTGGTGGACCTTAGCTCATTTGAGCAAGTCTTTATGGATGCTCTGGACTGGGGAGCGTCAGGAGAGGAAGAGTTACAGAGAACACCGCTTCCTTCCGAGTTCGTCTCTTTAACTGGTCGAGACTTGCCAAGCTCGGCAATCCCTGCTTTGAAGTTCTTAGCTCAACGTGGATTGAATACGGATGATGTTCTAAGGTGGAAGGTTGGATATTGCGCCACGGGCGAATATGCGAACCGTGTTTTGTTCCCGTCGTTTGACATCCGTGGGTCTGTAAACTATTTTGTTGCAAGAGCCTACGACAACTCTTGGAAGAAATATACAAACCCCCCAGCCAAGAGAAACATTGTATTTAACGAGCTTTATGTTGACTGGCAGTCAGACCTGTCTCTTGTTGAGGGAGTTTTTGATGCGGTCGTTGCGGGTAACGCTGTGCCTATTCTGGGCTCGTCGCTAAGAGACGACTCTAAATTATTCCGTCAAATCGTCAAGCACGACACCCCGGTTTATGTTGCTATGGATTCTGACGCTGAAAAGAAAGCAATGAATTTAATAAAAAAGCTCTTGACATTTGACATAGAATTGTATAAAGTGGATATATCACCATATTCCGATGTAGGCGAGATGACAAGAGAAGAATATCAAAAAAGAAAAAACAACGCTGTACCGATGACTGTGCAAGAGCACTTTAGTAAGTCAATAGCGGCAATTTAACTTAAGTTAACGAAGGAGGGCGAATGAAGTTTGCTCACATTGCGGATACTCATATCCGAAATTTAAAATACCATGAAGAATATAATGAGGTCTTTAACAAGATCTACGAGACCTTGCGTCAAGAGGGGGTGGACTGTATTGTTCATTGTGGAGACATTGCCCACACCAAAACGCAAATCTCTCCGGAGTTTGTGGAGATGGCTGCTAATTTTTTTAAGAACCTAGCAGACATTGCCCCAACTTACGTTATCTTAGGTAATCACGATGGTAACTTAAAGAACGAGAATCGCCAAGATGCTCTTTCTCCAATCATTGATGCTTTGGGGCACAAGAACCTTCATTTGTTTAAGAACGCTGGCACTCACGACATTGGAGAGGGTTTTTGCCTGAATGTTTTGAGTGTGTTCGATGAGGAAAACTGGGTAAAACCACCAGAAGAACTCATCAGCATTGCACTCTATCACGGGTATGTTTCAGGAGTGACAACTGATACTGGTTGGGTGATGGAACACGGCGATCACGATATTGATATTTTCGATAATCACGACTTTGCATTCCTTGGAGACATTCATAAGACGAACCAGATTCTTGATGACGACGGTCGGGTTCGATATCCGGGCTCTACAATCCAACAGAACCATGGAGAAACGAATGACAAGGGGTTCTTGCTGTGGGACATCAAGAATAAGGATGAGTTCACGTGCAAGCACATTGAGATTCCTAACCCCAAGCCGTTTGTCACAGTTGAGCTTACAAAAGCTGGCAGGGTTCCAAAGAACATTAAGTTATCAGAGGGCGCACGATTGCGCTTGGTTTGCAACCATAGTATCCCCCTTGATAAGCTCCGCCGTGCGGTGGACGCTGCTAAAACAAAGTTTAAACCAACTTCAATAACTTTCCTAAACAAAGCCATCGACAAAGGTACGATTTCGGATGTTGCAGGAGATTTGGTTCAGGAAGACCTGAGAGATACTGCGGTTCAAGAAAGCTTGATCACCAAGTTCCTTGAGGGTTATGAAGCAACCGACGCAACGATAAGCAGGGTTCACGAGTTAAACAAAAAGTATAATATTCTTGCAGAAGAAAACGAGACGGTAAAAAGAAATATAAATTGGCGACTGAAGACTCTGGAGTGGGACAACCTATTTAATTACGGAGAGGGCAATAAGGTAGACTTTAGCGATCTTGCTGGCATCGTTGGCATTTTTGGAAAGAACTTTTCAGGGAAGTCTAGCATTATTGACAGCCTACTTTATACACTATATAACACAACTTCAAAAGGAAATAGGAAAAACCTCAACACGATTAATCAAGATAAAGACTGGGGTCGAGGCAAGGTAGAGATCGAAATTGGCGATAACATTCTAACTGTAGAGCGTCGCAGCGAAAAATACACGAAGCGTTTGAAGGGCGAAGAGACCACAGAGGCTAAGACTGATGTTGAGTTCTATGTAAAAAATGCCGTGACGGGCGAGGTTGAGTCTCTTAACGGGCTTGACAGGAACGGTACTGATAAGAATATTAGAAAGTTCTTTGGAACATCAGAAGACTTTTTTCTAACGTCCATGGCATCTCAGTTAGAATCCCTCTCGTTTATTGCCGAAGGTTCAACCAAGAGAAAGGAAATTCTGGCAAAGTTTCTAGATTTGGATATTTTTGAGAGAAAACATAGGTTGGCAAAAGAAGATGCGTCAGATCTTAGGTCGATGCTAAAGCGGCTTGAGGAACTTGATTTTGAAGAGTTGATCCTTGAGTGTGAAAACTCCTTGGCAGAAAACTCTTTAGAAGTCGAGACACAGGAAGCGGAGTGTCGCTTGTTAAAATCTCAGATCTCGTCTGCATCAGACGAGCTTTCAGAAATACAAAACTCTATTGATTCTATTCCGGCTAAAATCATTGATGTCGCTAAGGTTACAAAGCGCAGAGACTCTGCTGCTTTAGAGGTCACGAGTTCCGAAGGTAAGAACCGAGAACTTGGGAAGACGATAAAAACGAATCGTGAGTTTGTTGAGAAGGCAGGCGCATTTCTGGAGAGTTTTGACCTCGAAGGTCTTCGCCAAAAGCAGGACTCTGTGACATCGATCGAGGAGCAAATGAAGGAGGCTAGGACACTTCAAGGCTCTCACGAGAAAGAGTTGCAGAGATTCTTAAAGAAAGAGAAATTGCTATCAAAGCATGAGTATGATCCAGAGTGTCAATATTGTAGCAGTAATGAGTTTGTTAGAGATGCTCAGGATGCAAAAAACAATATTCCGATCGTTTCGACTAAGATTCAAGAAGCGAAGGAGGCTCACCAGAAGTTAGAATCGGAACTGGAGACTCTTCAACCTTCGCAGATTAGGGAGCACTTGGATAAGCATAAAATGCTTCTGCGAAAGAAGACTGAAAGTGAGTCCGAGATTCAAGAGGCGGACTTGCAAGTTGCTAAAAATAAAAATCAAATCATCAGATTGAAAAACGACATTAAAGAACTTGACGCTCAAATTTCAGAGTACGAAGAAAACCGAGAGGCGATTGAAAACCTTGAAGCCTTGGTTTCTGAACAAGCGGCATTATCTTTACAAGCTGAAAGGCATGAGGCAGACCTTGCTGTGTGTGAACAAAAGGTCATGCAACTTTACAAAGAGAACGGTTCGATTGAACAAAAACTTAAAGACGTGCACGAGAAACAAGCAGATCTGAAGAAGTATAGGCAAGACTATGCAGCACACGATCTATACGAGAAGTGTATGCACGGTAACGGCATTTCTCTGGATATTATTAAGAATAAACTGCCTGTCCTCAATGGAGAGATCGCTAGCGTGTTAGCTAATGTTGTTGATTTTGAAGTGTTCCTTCAATGCGACACAAAACATTTGGAATTGTTTATTAAACACCCCAAGTATGACGCTCGCCCACTTGAGATGGGCTCCGGTGCGGAAAAGACCATTGCTGCTATGGCAATCAGGTTGGCACTATTAAACGTCTCTTCGATGCCGAAGGGAGACACTTTTATTCTAGACGAACCCGGTACCGCATTAGACGAAGAGAATATGGAGGGGTTTGTAAGAATCCTAGATATAGTGAAAGCTCATTTTAAAACAGTACTTCTCATTTCTCACTTAGATTCTTTAAAAGATGCTTCAGATTCTCAAATTGTCATCGAGAAAAAGAAGGGCTTTGCTTTCGTGAATCAGTAATTTTCTACTATTTATTCTTGTCGGCTCCTTCGGGAGCTTATAGGAGGACACTATGATGAGTAGAGCAAAAGCATTTGCTGATAAACATATTGAGAGATTCATTTCTCGTAAGTTTCTAGCATGGGGTACAGCCACAGGGTTGTGCATGTATGGAGTGGTCACCAGTAGCGACTGGGTGGCTGTAACTCTTGTTTACATTGGTTCACAGGCTCTTGTTGATCTTGCGCTTCAATGGAAGCACGGGGCTGAGATGAAGAAGGTGCAATAATGGGAATTGGATTGTTTTTAAAAAAAGCATGGAAATTCGCTTGCGACCAATGGTTGTTTTTTTTAGCAGCCATTGGCGCAATCGCATCTCTATTTTTAATTAAAAAAGCAGACATGTCGGAAGAGCTAGCGAGGTCTAAAAAAGAGTCCGACGCTGATCGTAGAGAGAAAGATGAAAGACAGAGAGAATTGATCGAGACTTTTCAAGAGAAGATGAGAGAGATTGATAGAGATATACAGGAGCAAAATGGAGAGATTACTTCGGACAAAGAAGAGAGGATCCGTGAAGCAGTTGACACTCTGAAGGGAGACTTAACGGAGGAAGAGCTTGTAATTTTTTTAAGGGAGAACGCACCTTCTTTCAAATATATCCCACCTCAAAGTTTCGGAGAGATTGATGTTCCAAATTAAAAAAATTACAACGCTGTTGTTGGTGGTTGCTATGGTGATCCCCGCACAGGCAATGGCTCAGGAACCAGAAGGGCAGCAAACAACTTCAAGCTCGGAGTTGACTTTACCACCTAGACTGACGTTGCGTATGCCTACACTTGAGTATTCCTTGCTGCGGTCGGGACAAAGACTCACCGCTAGCTCAGACACGATACTCATGTCTCCGGAAGAGTTTGCTAAAATTAATATTGAATTTGACACGATGCAGTCTCGACATAATTTATATTTAGAACAACAAGTGCGATACCTGAATGAAAGGAGTGGCTTGACGCTGAACACTTTGCGCCTACAGAATCAATTTTTAGAATCAGAACTTGGGAGGACAAATGAGTTGCTTATTCGCTCGCAAGAGATGCGTAGGAATGACTTGACCCCATTGTGGGTGGCTGTAGGGTTTGTTGCTGGAGCCCTTACAGCGATCGGAATTGTTTATGCAGTTGTTCCAGCAGGAGATATGTGATGAAAAAAAGTTTAGACGAAATCGCTGCACTTGAAAAAGCTATAAGTAAGAAATATGGCAAGCAGGCAACGAAAGATCCTAGAAGCGACTGGGACGAAGAGAAAGAGGCGGAGTACCTAAAGCAGTCGAAAAAGGCTTCTTTAAAACGGGAAAAGATAAAAGCTAAACAAGAGAGAGTAGAAATCAACGGCATTTTTGTTTCTAAGAAACTACTTAGTAAAGAAGAAGATTCGAGAACTTGCCCTGTTTGTAAAAATTATTCTTTTAAGCAGTCAGACGATGTTTATATGATTAAATATAATTGCTGTTTCGATTGCTGGGCTGAACATGTCGATGGGCGAGAAGACCGATGGAAAAAAGGATGGAGACCAAATGAAACTTAAAGAAAAACAAAGATCAAATCAGATTTCATTAGAGGAACTTCAAGCCGCTTACGTCGAAGAGTATCGTAGTGAGGTCGCCGACCGGATCCGCAATTACATCGCCGAAGGTGGCGAGATCAATGAAGGTTTCCTTGACAAGATCAAAGGCGGAGCCAAGGGTTTTATGAAGGGTTATGGAAAGCTGATTAAAAACTACGGAGATTTCGTGGCAGACCTTTATGGGTATTCTAGCGAAGAAGAAATTCCACAGAAGATGGATGCGCCTGCACCGGAAGAGATGAAGGCAGCGGTTCAGGGTGGAGATGTTGAAGAGATCCAGCAGATGATGGCTGATATCCAGAAACAGATCGACGCTATGAAGGCTCAAGCTGGGAAGAAGGGCGACCAAGCAGAAGAGAGGCTTGGAGCAATTGAAGACTTTGCAGACAAGATCGAGGGTGCTGCGGAGTCCGAAGGGAGCCCCGAAGGAGCCAAGCCAAAAGTTGAAGAGCCCAAAATTTCAGCAGCGTTACTTGACATCTTGGACGTTTCTATGGAAAAGTGGGAAAAGATTTCAGCAACAACCAAAGACAAGGAGCTTAAGGCAGCTATGGACAAAGTAGAGGCTAAGGCACTTGCAGAAAAGTTAAGAAGACTTAGGAGAGTAAAATAATGGCAGACACACTAGAAATCGTGCGAGGAATTTCACAAGCACTATCAAATAAGCATGATGGCGCAATTGATGAGGAAGGCAGTCCGGTTATGACTGGGCTCAAGCGAGAGGGCGAAGACGGGATTATCCCACTCCACGACAAAAGAGTTATGGACGGGTTCAACGTTTCGTTTCACGGCGATCAACTCTGTATTCACTATCATGGGGAAGTAACCATGAAAGAGGTACACAACAATTCCTTCGAGTCAGACATCGAGCAGATGATTGCAGATCTTTCCAAATTTATTAAAAAGCAGTATCGAGCCGCCACCAAGTCTTCCCTGACACTCAAGAAAGAGGGAGAGGCGCAGGTGCTGGTTCAATCAGTTGGCGGACATAGGTCATGGGTTCAGGCAAAACAGTATTTTTCTTATGGCTCGGACGCTGAACCTATTGCTAATGAGTCCGATGATAAATTGGATAGTGCGATTAAAAAGTTTATTGAGTTGGGACGTGATAGTGCCAAGAAGCCTAAAAATGTAACAAGACCTAAAGGAGAACAAAAATGAAGATTTCAAAATCAAGACTCAAAGAGATTATTAAGGAAGAGTATACGAAGTTTAACATCCGCAGCAAGGGAGACCTATCAGAGGATGCTAATGACGATACGTTCGAGATGCTGGATGCACTCACTCAGGCGATGGGAGAGACATCGGTTCTTGAAAATCTCGTGCAAGCAATGGAAAGAGGATTGGCTCATCAACTCCTTCAAGGCATTGCCACGGACCATGGTATTTCACTTGGTGGATCTGATGAAGTAGAAGACTACAACCCGTCAGATTATTAAAGAGTAACGAGAGTAATGAATGTCCTATCAATTATCGAAACAGCAAGTGTTGAAAGAGATCGTCCGCTGCGGCAACGATCCATCTTACTTTTTAAATAATTACTGTAGGATCTCCCACCCCATGAAGGGGCAGATTCCGTTCCGAACCTACGACTACCAAGATGAACTCTTGGAGTCGTTTAATGATCACCGTTTTAATATTGTCCTCAAAGCCAGACAGTTGGGTATTTCAACCCTCTGTGCTGGCTATGTTGTTTGGATGATGCTTTTTCACAAAGATAAGAACGTTCTCGTTATGGCTACAAAGTTTGGCACAGCAGCCAACTTGGTAAAAAAAGTCAAGAACGTCATGAAGAATCTCCCTCAATGGATTAAGATTGCAGAAATTAGTGTAGATAATAGAACTTCTTTTGAGTTGTCGAATGGTTCACAGATTAAGGCATCTTCCACTTCATCAGACGCTGGTCGCTCAGAGGCTTTGTCGTTGCTCGTAATCGATGAGGCTGCTCACGTTGAGGGGTTGGATGACCTCTGGATGGGTCTGTATCCCACCCTATCAACAGGTGGTCGTTGTATTGCGCTATCCACTCCAAATGGTGTTGGTAACTGGTTTCACCAGACGTATGTCGATGCAGACATCGCTTCTAATGATTTTTTCCCAACAAAAATCATGTGGGATGCCCATCCCGATCGAGACCAGTCGTGGTTCGATAAAGAGACCAAGAACATGTCTCGAAGAGAGATTGCTCAAGAGCTTGAATGTAACTTTAATATGTCGGGTGAAACGGTCATTCATCCCGAAGACTTAGAGAAGCTTGAGGAGTTTCTTGAGGAACCGAAGTATAGGACTGGGTTTGATAGAAACCTCCACATTTGGAAAAACTATGAACCAGAAAATTCTTATCTTCTTGTCGCTGACGTTGCCCGTGGGGATGGTACTGACTACTCTGCGTTTCATGTTATTGATGTGACAAATATGGAGCAGGTTGCAGAGTATCAGGGGAAAGTAGACCTAGATATGTTTGCAGACTTTCTTTATGATGTTGGTGGGCAGTTTGGTAATGCGATGTTGGTGGTGGAAAACAATAACGTTGGATACTCAGTCTTAACGAAGCTTTCGGAAAAATCATACCCTAATTTATATTTTTCTGTTAAGTCAACTCATGAGTATGTTGAGCAACACGTTGCAGAAACTCGCTCTAACTGCATTGCGGGGTTTACAACGTCAATGAAGACGAGACCTTTGATAATCGCAAAACTAGAAGAATTCATAAGAAATAGACTAATTAAGATACACTCTAGAAGAATCTTTAACGAGTTAACTACTTTTGTTTGGAACAACGGGAAGCCAGAAGCAATGAAGAGTTATAACGATGACTTAGTTTTGAGCTTGGCAATTGCCTGTTGGGTCAGAGACACAGCCCTAGTAGCAAACCAAAGAGACTCAGAGTATAAGAGAGCGTTCCTCGGTGCGATAACGAAATCTCAAGTAGAGCTTAACACAACCATACCGGGTATGGTAGGATATACGGGAGATCAGAAACGTCGAGATGCAATCGAAGAAGTAAAAAATTATTCTTGGATATTTAAGGGATAGAAATGGCAGATAAAACAAAAAATATAAAGAACGCTGAATCACCTCTTTTCAAGAGGCTTACAAGGCTTTTTTCAGGTCCGATTGTAAATTATCGAGCGCAGACCCAACGTAAGTTTAAAAAGAGACAGCTTGCAAATAGGTCTACCCGATTTAATGATATTAGCGGTCAAGCGTTTAGAAAACAAGAATACGACAACCTAGCTGGCTCATTGAGTGTAAACTACATGGCGCAGCAAGAGCGAGCAGAACGCTATCGAGATTTTGATCAAATGGAGTATACTCCTGAAATTGCGTCTGCTCTAGATGTCTATGCTGACGAGATGACCACCTCTTCAGATCTTCGACCCATGATGAAGATCGACTGCCCGAATGAAGAAATAAAAGAAGTTCTCGACACTTTGTATAAAAATATCTTAAACGTGGAATTTAACATGTTTGGTTGGTGTCGAACGTTATGCAAATATGGAGACTTTTTCCTTTATCTAGATATTGATGATACAAAGGGGATTATTAACAGCATCGGTCTCCCTTCAAATGAAATTGAGAGATTGGAGGGTGAAGACCCGACCAATCCAAACTACGTCCAGTTCCAATGGAATCAGGGCGGAATGACCTTTGAGAATTGGCAGGTTGCCCATTTCCGTGTTTTAGGGAACGACAAATATGCTCCGTATGGGACATCTATTCTTGAACCAGCACGACGAATTTGGAGACAACTGACTCTTTTAGAAGACGCAATGATGAGTTATCGTATTGTCCGCTCACCAGAACGTCGTGTGTTTTACATTGACGTTGGGAACATTCCCCCAAACGAAGTGGAGCAGTTCGTAGAAAAAGTACAGACATCGATGAAGCGTCGTCAGGTTGTCGACCCCAATACAGGTCGTGTCGATCTTAGATACAACCCGATGAGCATTGATGAAGACTACTACGTCCCTGTTCGAGGCTCACAAGGAGGGACAAGGATCGAGTCACTCCCCGGAGGAACCTATACTGGAGACATTGACGATGTAAAGTATTTAAGAGATAAGCTGTTCTCAGCACTCAAGGTACCCCAATCTTATTTGGCACGTGGAGACGGAGCCGACGAGGACAAGACCACTTTAGCTCAAAAAGATATTCGCTTTGCTAGAACTATTCAGAGACTGCAACGCATTATTGTTTCTGAGATGGAGAAGGTCGGAATCGTTCACCTTTACACACTTGGTTTTCGTGGTGCTGATTTAATTAACTTCAAGCTTAAATTGATGAACCCATCAAAGATTGCAGAACTTCAAGAGTTGGAGCATTGGCGAACGAAGTTTGATATTGCAGGCGCAGCTACAGAAGACTTCTTTAGTAAGCGTTGGATCGCAACGAACATCTTTGGTCTTGCGGAAGATGACTACTTGAGAATTCAGCACGAGATGATGCACGACGCAAAAGTCGGAGCACACAGAGAAGCAGTCGCTGAAATCGAAGGAGAGGAGTTCCGAGCACTTTACTCTGCCGGAGAGGGCGGCGAAGGCGGCGACGACATGGGAGACGATGGCGGCGGCGGCGGTCTAGGCGGCTTAGGTGGAGACGATGAAGAAGGTGACGACGGTGACCTCGGAGATCTCGGAGATGACGAGGGCGATGACGAGGGCGATGATAGTGCACTTCTTGCCGCTCCTGCTAAAAGAGCCGATGGCGGTCGTGTTACCGCCAGATCGAAGGGCAAGGTCTATCACCCAGAAAAGTCTGACTCTAGAGGCATGGGCGCAAGGCAACGTAGTCTGAAGAGCCATTGGTCAGATGAAACAGCCTCCTCCACTTCGAGAAACGTCTTTAAGGGTGGAAACGAGCTTGCTGGCTTGGCGAGAGGTATTTATGAGAATAATGGAGATGTTCACACTAATTATACTGAAGAAGAGAGGAAGGCTCAAGAACTGAGTTCTGACATAAAGAACCTTCTCAGCAGTTTAGAGGGAAAAAAAGATGACTAAAAAGAACAAGTCTAAGTTTAGACACAACAAGAAAAGAAACACCGCTTTCCTATACGAAGCCTTGATCCAAGAGTTGACTAAAGCGATCATGGAAAAGAAATCTGGACAAAAGAATGAGATTGTCCGCCTCTTAAAAGAATCTTTTTCGCAATCAACCCAGCTTGGCAAAGAGCTTGACATTTACCGCACCTTGACAGAGAAGAACTGTGACCTTAGTGAATCAGATGTGAAGAGGTTGGTTTCAGAGGCGAGGCGAGCCCATGAGAAAAAGATTTCTGCTTCCGGATTATTTAAAGAACAGAGTGCTCTTATTAAGAAGATCAACAAGGGCATTGGGACATCAGTCTATACAAACTTCGTCCCTTCTTATAAGGACTATGCTACAATTGCACAACTTTTTAGTGAAAAAACATCTATTAAAGAAAAGGTGCTGTTGGAAAACCAGATTACAGCCAGCATTAGCAACGCTAAGTCTACAGCATCCACAATGGAACCAATTGACAACTTGACCTACAAAACGTTCGTTGAGGGTTTTAATAAAAAATATGATGACTCTCTACTCGAAGAGCAAAAAGAGGTCTTAACTCGACACATCTTCTCCTTTACAGACAACGGGCTCGCACTCAAGACATACTTGAATGAAGAGCTTGAACGCTTGAAGACCATAGTGGAGAATTCGCTCTCCATGCAGGAGATCCGCACAGACGAGAGCATGAAAACAAACACAAAGAAAGTCCTTGGAGTGCTTGATAGTTTCCGAGAGCGAGAGATTGATAGTTCATATCTCACAGAGGTGCTAAAGATCCAGAAACTAGCACGGGAGGTCACAAACTAATGGCAATCACGTTCAAAGTTTCGGGAACAGAAGAGCAGGTACCGCAAGAGATCGAGCAACCCAAACCACAGGCTACAGTTGAGTTGGTAGCGAGAAAGACTCTAGATGGCAACATCATGATCCAAGATCATATGGATATTGATATTGTTGTCCTCCCAGAGAAGTCAAAGATTGTTTGTTTTGCTAAGAAGCAGATGAGTAATTCGATCTACGCTGTGCAACAAAAAATGTTTGAATTTTTGAGAAGAAAAGGGGTGATCATCCCAGAGACCGTAATGGGCGGAAACGTCTATGGCTCGATGGAGGCAAAGTACCCTGCAAAATCAGAGATTGCGGATCCTACACAGGCTGTGGTTTTTTCAATCAGTAAATTTATTGAAGAAGAGAAGCCCTATTTTATGTGGGACGCTGCTCATAAGGCAGAGGAAGAAGAGAGGGTGTTAGAACCCGCAGAGGAAGAAACGACAGCCTACAGTTCGGATCTTCATTCCCCTAAGAAGGGAAGAAACGTTCATCTTCCATCCAGTATGTATCAAGTTTACTGAGGTTTTAATGATAGAATTAACTTATTTTGTGTTAACTGCGTATGGTCTTACGCAGCTACTTGTGTATGGTTCGATCTTCAACAAGGTCCGACCCTCAAAGGAATGGCTACATGGATTTGGTGAGTTGTTCCATTGTCCAATGTGTATGGGATTTTGGGTTGGAGTTCTTTTGTGGGGGATAAATTATAAAACAGAACTATTTAATTTTGAGTACAATTTGGCTAATCCTTTTATTTTAGGTTGGTTATCTTCTGGTACATCGTACATCATGAACATGGTGTTTGGTGATAGTGGAATCAAGATAGAAAAGCTAGAATCTAAAAGATTGTCGGATTAACAAACCCAAACCATAGAATTGGAGGTGATGATATGTATTACGGAAATCAAGGAAACAAGCGTTGGATGCTTATGCCAGTTAGACTCTGCAAGAATGGATGCAGGCTCGGGCGGCTTGCGGCCGCATGAATTTAGATTTATTTATTTAGACTTTAACAAGGGCGAGGAATTTTAAGATGGATCAGAAATATCTCTTAAGAGAATATTATGAACTATGTGAGGGTGGTGTTTGTCAAGACCTGCTCACAGAAGAAGAAAAAGTAGAAGTTCAAAACGGTACGATGTACCTTACTGGTGTTATGCAAAAAGCAAATCAGTTGAACGGAAACGGAAGAGTTTATCCTCGACATGTTCTAGTCAGAGAAGTCCGTAATTATGATAAGATTGTCAGAGAGGCAAGAGCTTTGGGAGAGCTAGATCACCCAGAAGACTCAGTTATTAATTTGAGAAATGCATCACACATGGTCACCAAAGTTTGGTGGGATGGCGATAGCGTGATGGGCAAGGTAAAGATCCTTGATACCCCATCCGGAGGCATTCTTAAGTCCCTAGTTCATAGTGGCGTAAAGCTTGGAATCTCTTCCCGTGGTCTTGGCTCTGTTCACGAAGACGTGAACGGAAACACCATCGTTGAGGACGACTTCCAGCTAATTTGTTTTGATTTTGTTTCTGAACCTTCCACTCCGGGAGCCTATATGGTGAAAGAGGGAATGCAGAGACAAACAGATGTTTATACCAAGGCAGATAGAATCAATCGTATTCTAAATGATATTGTAGGTGAAAATCGATGAATAAGAACGAGCTAAAAAAAATTCTTAAACCTTTAATCAAGGAGTGCATTAAGGAGGTGATTTTCGAGTCAGGTGTACTTTCAAAGGTTGTATCAGAAGTAGCTCACGGTTTGGGTAATAACAATCCCCCACCGCTAAGGGAGGAAAACTCTCCTCCAGTAGAAAGGCAGTTCGTTAAAGAAGCTGCCGACAGTCGTCGCACAGAAACCAGCAGTAAAATTCATGAATATAAGAAAAGATTCGCTGAGCAGGTCAGCCGAGAAAACTTTGGAGGAATTGATGTCTTTGAAGGCACAACCCCTCTATCGTCAGGCGGCTCGCCCGGAAGTACTCAAGCAGCAGGACCGCTAGCAAATAGAGAAGCTAGTGATCCGGGTATTGATATTTCCGGCTTGGTCGGTCAAAACTCCAAAACGTGGAAAGCGTTAATTAACGAGTAGGAAATGATATGGCAAACAAACCAGTAAATGCAGAAGTTGTAGTCGGAAGGATGCACATTGAAAAAGCTATTCGGCTTTTTAGTAAAAAGTGCAAACGTGATGGCTTATTGGAAGAGATTCGAGAAAAGTCTCCTTTAGGGAAACCTCGGTTTAAATCAAAAAGAGATAAGAGATTGGCTAAGCAAAAAAAGTATAGACTTGAGATGCAGCGAATCGAAAGAAAAAAGAAGAAAGCTTTGGAGCGACGTTCTCGTGGTCCCAAGATCAGAAGATAGTCGTTTATAAATTTAAGCCACTAATTACAAGAGCAACAAATAAAAGGAGAGGCAGAAGATGTCGCAAGCAAAATTAGGAATGAGAACAAGAAACCCGATCGGCAATGCTGATTCGAGTGCTGTAGGTGAGGTTGCCAAAGTAGTGGGCAATGTGACCATCGTCGCTGCTGGTGACCTTGCTTCTGGTCTTAACAGTACCGATGACGGCAAGAACGGATATTGGGCAGGCGCAAGCCGATATGCCCACATTCAAGTTGACCACACCGATGACGTTACGGTGTACGCATACAATTATGTTTTTGGTACATGGGCTCCTCTTATGCAACTCGGACCAGCAGGTTACGTCCCTGCAACATTCACAGAAGATGGTCATTATATTTTAGAAATCTCAGGCGCAGACCGTATTGCTCTCGTCGGTGCCGGTCTTTCGACTGCAAAAATTGCCTTTAACAGCTTCTAGAATATAAAACAACATTTCAACTGTCATTTTTTTTCCTTAGACTATTTATTTATTGAAACAGGTTGGTGGGTTTTTCACATTTCACCAACTATTTATTGTTGCTAACGGTTTGAACCGAACATAACATACAATAGGAACAGGAAAATAATGGCTACAGAAATTTCTTCATCTTTACTAGAACAGGCTATCGTTGACGCTTCTGCTTTAAAAGAAGCTGCGATTAAAAATGCCGAATCCGCTCTTGTCGGCAAATATGCTGATGATATCAAAGAAGCGGTAGATACCCTACTTGAGGCAGAGGAGGACGAGCTTGGACTCGGCGGCGGACTCGGAGAAGAAGAGCCTGCTATGGATGCTTCTATGCCAGATGTACCAGCGGCAATGGGAGACGGAGAGCGTCTTTGCCCGTGCCCTGAAGAGAACCAAGAAGTTGTTATCGACTTCGATGCCCTGAGACAAGAAATCGACGCAGAAGAGGCAGGCGGCGACGCTATGCCCGGAACCGATGACGCTTTGGGTGGAATCGAAGAACCCCTTGGTGCAGAAGAGGAAGAGGAAGACGAACTGGCTCTTGAAGAGTCTGTTCTTAGTCAACTCGCCGCTGCACTAGAGGAAGAGTTAAAGGTCGATGTCAAGCCTGTTCCAAGTGGAACTTTGGGCGGTGCTGCTGCCAACCCTCGTGATAAAGAGGAAATTGAAGATGCAGCCACAGCACAAGCCCGTGATACAGAATTTGCTGAAGAGAACAAGCAGCTTAAAAAAGCTGTGAAGGATCTTCAAGAAAACATGAGCAATACTACTAGCGAAAATAAAAAGTTGGCTAGTATTGTTCGTCAAATGAGCGCACGTTTAACAGAGGTTAATCTGTCTAACGCTAAGCTTGTTTATAAAAATCGTGTTTTAAATAGCGACTCCCTGAATGAGCGACAAAAAATTAAAATTGTCGAAGCTATTTCCGGCGCACGAACAACCAAAGAAGCGAAGGTTATTTATGAAACTCTTCAAAGCACGGTGCGGGGAACTGCTGAAAAGCGTTCACCAAAATCACTAAGCGAAGCGGTCACTAAAACATCTTCACCATTCTTGCCCCGCAGTCGAAATGAGGCACAGGTTTCAAATGAACCTGCACTTACTAGAATGCAACGATTAGCCGGAATTAAGTAAAAGACAAATTATATTCAATTATATAAAGGGAGGAAATTTAAAATGTCAGTTCTTAAAACTTTAACAGAGAACGTTGTCAAGCGCAATCTCCAGAGAGAAGGTCAAGCACTTATTAACAAGTGGGAAAAGACCGGTCTTCTGGAAGGACTTGGTAACGATTATATCAAAAATTCAATGGCGGTTCTTCTTGAGAACCAAGCTAAAGAGCTTCTTCGTGAAGCAACCACGATGGCATCTGGTGATGTTGACGGCTATGCCGCAGTAGCATTCCCAATCGTTCGTCGTGTATTCGGTGGTCTTCTTGCTAACCAACTTGTGTCGGTTCAGCCAATGAGTCTGCCAAGTGGTCTTGTATTCTTCTTGGATTTCACCAAGGGTGGAAGCCGAGACGGCGCAGGTACTGATGGTACTTCAATCTTTGGTGGTGGCACATCTGGTGCTGGCATCATGACTGGTGTTGATGTTGACTCAAACGAAGACGGTTTCTACAATCTTCGCCAAGGTCTGACTTCAGCCCGTGGTGGTATCTCACCCGCCAAACAAATGATCAAGCGTGTCGGAGCGGATATTACCCTTGATGGAGACCTCACCGAAGGTGAGCAGCAATCTCTTAGCTTCGATGCTGACCTTTGTGCAACCGATAGTAGTCAGGTCGCAACCGTCGTCCGAATCAACATCGGCGAAGCAACAGCGCACGATCCGTCAACTGACCCTCGTGTTGCAAGCACTCAAACCCTCAACGCCGGGGAAGCTGCTGCTGCTGGTGTAACTCAGGTTGCAGCTTCAGACATGAACCGCATGATGCGTCTTGGTCTTAGCCACCTTGACATGACTGCCGTCGGTGGTGGTGATCTTTCGGGTCATGCTGACTTCGGTGCTGGTGGTGTTGGTGTAACTGCTCGTGTTGTTCGTCGTTTGACGAGAATTGTTGACTCTAGCGGAAATGCTGTTACTCGTGACACATTCGCTCAACATGCCGCCGCAGGCGACTTGCTTGAGATGGTTGTTGTCACATCTGGCGGTGCTGACCTGTCGGCGAATACTTTGCCTTCAGTAGCGGAGGTCGAGGCGGCAGCCACAGTAGAGATTAACTTTGCAATCAGCGATAACCTTCAGTCTGCTTCTTCAGGTGCCCTTGGTGCCCTTGAGGGTGCTGCTCAATGGCAGTTCGAGGACAACTCTCTCGGCGTAAATGCCGGTGGTATCCCAGAGATCGACATTCAGGTTGACTCAGCAGCTATCACCGCTGCCACTCGTAAGTTGAAGGCACGTTGGACTCCAGAGCTTGCTCAGGATCTTAACGCTTACCACAACTTGGATGCAGAGGTTGAGTTGACAGGTGTTCTTTCAGAGCACATCTCGCTTGAGATTGACCAAGAGATTCTTGGCGACCTTATCCGTGGTGCTACTGCTGATAAGCTTTACTGGTCACGCAACCCCGGTCAGTTCGTAAACCGTTCAAGCGGAGCGGCGTTGGCTGATGGTACTGCTGATTTCACCGGTACTGTTTCAGAGTGGTATGAGACTCTTGTTGAGACTATCAACGATGTTTCTGCTTCAATTCACCGTAAGACCCTTCGTGGTGGTGCTAACTTCTTGGTCTGTGGACCAGAGGTTGCTAACATTCTTGAGTTCACCAGCGGCTTCCGAGCTTCTGTAACTCACGATGACGACAAGGGAACTGTTGGTGCTGTTCAGACTGGCTCTATCAGTAAGAAGTTCGATCTCTTCGTAGATCCTTACTTCCCACGTAACGTAATCCTTGTTGGACGTAAGGGTGGTTCATTCCTCGAAAGTGGATATGTCTACGCTCCATACGTTCCACTACAGGTCACTCCTACGATCTTCGATCCGGACGACTTCACTCCTCGCAAGGCTGTGATGACCCGTTATGGTAAGAAGCTTGTAGCATCTGACATGTACGGACTCGTTCTGGTTCGTGGTCTTAGAGGATAAGCACTAACTTTAGTTAAAGCATAGCCTTTAAAATTTGCAAACCCCGTCTCGACTTTCAGTTGAGGCGGGGTTTTCTGTTTTAAGAAACTATTTACTCTAGAAATCAAATTTTGTCACAGGACAACAAGCGGAGTACCAAATTGAATGGCGGCACCAGTATTAACACCAGTAAGCACAATGAGCAAATCTATTCTTCCCGAAGCAGGAAATTCTGCGGAAGTTACAGAAGCAGCTTTGCCCTTTGGGATTTACGTTGACACAGATTATTTTGAAGCTGAAGAGATCGAATTGTTCCAAAAGGGAGCATCAGATCAGGTTGCTTATGTACACAAAAAATTAGGCGGAGATGTCCTTGACATCGAGCTAACCTCCAAACAGGTATACGCAGCGTATGAAGAAGCTTGTTTGGAATATTCTTACCTTGTTAACATCCATCAATCAAAAAATATTTTATCAAATGTTTTGGGTGGAACAACGGGATCGTTTGACGAATCAGGTCAGATGAGGGAAACTGCCGCAGAACAACCAGCGGTAAACAAAGATACAGACTTGAACTTAAAGTATCCAAAGTTCGACTTCGCATATTCAAGACGAGTATCTGAAGGTATTGGCGAAGAAGTTCAAGTGGGTGGTTCGGGTACAGTATATTCTGCCTCCTTTAACATTACAGAAGGTGTTCAAGACTACGATTTACAGTCTTTGATCGCAGACAGCAACCCAACGCTAAGAGATGGAGTTACTCCTCTCGCTATTGGTGATAACAAGATTACAATTAATAAAGTTTACTACAAATCTTCTTTCGCTAACTGGAACTTTTATGGTTTTGGAAACACCGTGTCGGTCTTAGGGAACTTGAGTTCCTATGGTCAATATGCGGATGATTCAACGTTCAATGTTGTCCCAGTATGGCAGAACAAGGGTCAGGCAATGGCTTATGAGGACGCTCTTCGTGTAAGGCACTCTCATTGGTCTTATCAGTTAAGGAACAATTACTTGAGGATCTACCCAACACCAGTTAACGAGAGCTTATATCCAAAAAAGATGTGGGTTGAGTACACAGTAGGGCAAGACACGTGGGTTGAGTCTCCAGAAGGCGATAGAAATATTGGAACTGGGGGGATCAACAACATGAATACGATTCCTTTCGAGAATGTGCCCTATAAAAACATTAATGCCATTGGTAAACAATGGATTCGCCGCTTTGCCTTGTCATTATCTAAAGAAATGCTCGGGTTGGTTCGTTCTAAGTTTGCATCTATCCCAATTCCGGGAAATGACGTGAGCTTGAACGGCACAGACCTAGTTTCAGCAGGAAAAGAAGAACAAATTGCACTCCGAGACGAATTAAAAGAAATTTTAGATGAATTAACTTACGGCAAGATGATGGAAGGCGATGCAGAGATGGTTGAAAACTCAAATAGAGTCCAAGCTTTGGTCCCTATGCCGATTTTAACGGGCTGAACCAAACAGGAGGAAAGATAAATGGCAGATAACAAGTGGAAGCAGCCAGATGCCCCTCCCGCCCCTTTGTTCGTAGGTAAGAAAGAGAGGGATTTGGTCAAGCAAGTCAATGACGAACTTATTGAAAGAGTCATTGGACAACAAATTTTATATTATCCGGTAAGTTTGGAACACTCTGACTTCCACGATCTGTATGGCGAGGCGATTAACAAAACTTTCTTGCCGCCTATCCGTGTGTATGTCCTTGTTGAGAAAGAAGAGACGGATACGCAGTTCACAAATTACGGAATTGACAAAGTTGCAAACATTACAGTCCATTTTCATAAGAGGCGACTGGTGGAAGATCAAGATCTACAAGTAAGAGAGGGCGACTTCGTTCAGTACGACGGACAATATTATGAAGTTGCTGAGTTGTCCCAGCCTAGATACTTGTTTGGTCAAGATGGTCATCGTTTTGAGATAAAAGCAACCTGTAGAAAGACTAGAGAGGGTGTATTTAATGCCGAATGAACCTAAGAGAACGACAGGAGAGGATCCCAACACCAAAGAGTTTGTTGAGTACCGTCAAGCTGGCATTGAAGATGCCGACAGAGCTATGCATGGTTGGCTTGATGAAGTGATGAACATTCATTGCACAACCAACAAGGGTTGGAACAAGGTGAAAGTAAAATGGGTTGCGGGTGAACGCTCACACGTTTCTAAAAATATTAGAGAGGCAAGAGACTCCTCGGGAGCTTTGATCCTCCCAGTCATCACACTCCAAAGAACAGGAATTAAAAAAGATCCTGCGATGAAGGGAACAGCATGGGCTCACATTCCTGAAGTTGCTGACCACAAAGGTGGTTCCCTGCAAGTGTCGAGAAGAATCAGTCAGAAAAAATCTTCTGAATTTTCATCAGCAGATGTGCGTCGAAAACATAATCAGCCAAACTTTCGTACAAGAAAACAAGAAAAAGTTGTTTACGAAACGGTTTCTGTGCCAATGCCAGCCTATGTAGAGATACAGTATGAGATTTCTATTTGGACCGAGTATCAACAGCAAATGAATGAAGTTCTACAACCATTCATTACACGAAGAGGTGGAATTAATAATTTTTCTGTTGCTTATGACAGTCTAAGGTACGAGGCATTTATGGATTCTGACTTTTCTACGGAATCGAATGTGAGTGAGCTAGGTGCTGACGAAAGAAAGTATGAAGCAAAGGTTAACATCCGGCTTCTGGCTACTTTGCTCGGTGATGGCTCGAATGCAGACAAACCCAGAGCAGTTGTTCGGGAGTCAGCAGTTGAGGTTAAGATGACCAGAGAAAAGGTTGTTTGGGATGCCGAGAACAATCAGCACCATGGTGGCAAATATCGAGGTTAATTTTCGGTCGTTGCACAATTTTCATACTATTTATTAGAGAAACATCCTCAAAGATTTTCTTTTGTCTTTGAGGTTTTTACAAAAAAAGAAAAGATTTATAAGCTTTTAAGGAGAGGAATAGCAAATGTCTGCAAAGAAATTTAAGTTCGTATCACCCGGAATTTTCATCAACGAGATTGATAATTCTCAGTTACCGAGAACACCGGAAGGAATTGGTCCAATTATTATTGGGCGTTCAGAGAGAGGACCAGCAATGAGACCTGTTCGGATTGAATCATTTTCCGAATTCGTCGAAATGTTCGGCAACCCAATTTCAGGTGGAAGGGGTGATGATGTTTTCAGAACTGGAAATTATCTTGCCCCAACATATGCTGCATACGCAGCACAGGCTTGGTTGAAAAACCAGTCACCACTAACCTTCGTTCGTCTGTTGGGCGTTGATCATGTCGACGGAACGGGAACCAAGGCAGGTTGGAAGACCGATAATCATAGCGATAACGCTGGTGCTTTTGGTCTATTCATTGCAGACGCACCCGCCGACCCACAACCAGCCTTCGCAGAAATCGACTGCTCGTTGATTGGCTCGCTCGAAGATGTTGTGCTTACACCAGAAGGTCCAGCGGTTATT